GCCAGTCTTTCTTACAAAAGGTGTCGAGGGCATATTCTACGGAGCTAGCGGCATTTTCCTCAGGATCTAGGGCAGCCGTGTATCTACTCACGTTACAATTTCTCTTCTGCAGAGCCAGGAGGAGCTGTCTCTGAGTCGAAGGCCTAGGCCAGGGCTGTAGGGTGCGTAACTTTGAAAACTTATTTAATTGCTCATTTCCGTGTATCTTGTAATTCTTGTCCTTGAAGAACTTTATTCTAGTATTCGGTACCACAGTCTCTAAGTCACCAGTCTCGACTAACATACTATGGAATTTCTCGTCATAGCTGGCAGGTACGTCAAACACATTCTGATAGTCATTCTGCAGTGCGGGTAGTACGGCGTGCTCAGGGGAAGAAAAAGTTGGCGTAGGCGCAAACGGTTTCTCCAAGGGCGAAGTCAAAATCGGTTCCAGTGAATAGTTAAAAGCCACAGGCGCACTATGTGGGAGATGCGCATTACTCTTAAGGAACAGCTCTTTTAACTCGGGACCTCCAGGTCTATAACAGATATTGGGTCGGGTCAACACGGTATGAAACAAACCTTCACCACCTGCCGCTAACCACCCTACCGCGAAAGGTTCTTTATCCTGAAAATTTGATAGCGGCAGAACATGTTTCTTTGCCAACAATTTCGTTATCAGATCGCCAGTAGACTCAATCACTGTGTAATATGTAAAAGACTTCTTGTGCCTAGTTAGTGCCACGATCGCTTGTTCCTGCTTGGTAAAAAGAGACAGTGTTTTTGGATTTAAACGTATCAGTGCAGTGTCTATTCGAGTTATTCCTTGAGCTTCTCCTATAGTTATCACATTTTTGAACTGTCTGACGGAAGCAAGTTTCTTTTTATCTTCTTGGGTCCAAGTCATGTACTGTACTCCTTTTATGTCTGGTATTTCCCCGTAATTCAAAATCTTCTTGAAAGCCAGTGAATGCCGTACAGGATTCTTAGTGGTTATTTGTCCATAGCCCTTATACATCGGGGCTATCAGTCTGGCCACGTCTATTGGAATCCTCTTTGACACACTTTCTACCTCATGTGTGGTATCTTTCACCTTATTGTACTGAAAATGAAAACCCGCCACTCTTGAATAACAGGGAATTTGCAAGGGGTCACCGAAGGTATGTATCACTTTACATTCTGATAGAGTAGCAATCAGAGGTAAATAGCCGGCATGTAATGCGTAACGTTCGTCTAACCATACTCGTTCGTGTTTGGATTGGGTATTTATAATATATGAATCAGCCGTACGTACTTCTATATTCTCATCAGGATACTTGGTCTTTATATTCAATTTAGTTTCTTCCGCCGTTTCACGACAACCAGTTAATACTATATCCCCATCCTGCACTGAATTCACTATAGTCCAGGTTTTTCCCGCTCCCGGTACTCCAATGTGCGCATGTATATTAGGAGCCGTCACTTTAGTGATATTTCTTATCGCTTTTAGTAGCCGCGGGGATTGAAAAAGCCGAGTATGTCTATTGACCATTAGGTACTTGCTGGTGTTAGGTATTTCCCAAGCTCTAAGCCCCTCTCCGCCAATTCCAATGTCTTTCCCATCAAAAACAGCGTCGAACTTACCAGAAGTCTGTAAGTCACGGAAATAACACACGTAGCTGTCTCCATCTTTCACAAGTATCGTAGTTTCATCGGTCTCGTTATAGACACTAGCCCAATAGTAATTAGGAGTCCCAGTAGCCATTATTTTATTCCATTGAAACAGTAGGTTCTTACGGGTCTGTAACTGATCCTCCTCCCAATAGTCCTTCAATTCCCCAAAAACTAAATTTGCATCATGCATCTCACCTCCTCCCGCCGAAGTGGCCCAAGCTGTCAACCTTAGAGCTATAGCAGTTCGCATATCTCTAGGCTGAGGTAAAGAGGGATAAAAATTTTTCATAGCATGTAGGACACAGTCTCCGTCAGGCTTCATTGATTTCAGGCCAAAACCGGTTGGATACAGTGGGTGTGAATCTAATTTAGTCTCTACTTTCGAGGAACCAATGGGTCCAGCGACGTAGGCATGCTGGTTATACAAATATATTACAGGCGCGTCAGCACAGGTGGGATCCGAAACAGTAACACCGGCTTCATCCAACGTCACAAAGGTTATAGCCAC